GTTAATGATTCAAAGCGTATTGTAGAAAACGCATGGGACTGGTCTGCTGCTCGTTTGACAATGACTGTTACTACGGTACCCGATGTGTTTAACTATGTGCTTACTGGTACGCAGAACAGATTAAAAGTACTTGACGTTATTAACGACACTACCAATCAGTTTATGGAGTACCGCAGCCAGAAGTGGTTTGATGAAAAGTATCTGATTCAGCCAGTGCAAGAAGGCTCGCCACAGTACTACACATTTAACGCTGTAGACCCTAACGGCGACACACAAATTGACATATACCCTAAGCCTAACAGTGTTGAGATTATTCGGTTTAACGCTGTTGTGCGTGATGACGACCTTACTCAAGACAGTGAAGATGTCATCGTCCCTGCTGCTCCTATTATTCACCTTGCTGTTGCTTTGTTATCCAGAGAGCGTGGTGAGACAGGCGGTACAAGCACACCAGAATACTTTGCAATTGCTGATAAGTTCTTGAGTGACGCTATTGCACTCGATGCTGCTAAACATCCTGAAGAGACTATCTGGAGCGCACCTTAATGGCACAACCGTTAACGCCGATAAACCTAGTATCTCCAGCTTTTAAGGGAATCAACACAGAAGATTCTCCTTTGGCTCAGGATACTGCGTTTGCTGAAATAGCAGACAACGCTGTCATTGATAAGCGCGGTCAGTTAGCAGCACGTAAGGGTGTATCTGTATTGACTACAGACGCTACTGCGTTAGGTAGCGACTACATCAGTCAGGTATTTTACTTTGAAGACAGTGCAGGTAACACTGAAGTATTCAGCGCAGGTAACAATAAAATATTTTCAGGAACTACAACGCTTGTTGATGTTACCCCGGCTGCTTATACAATCACTGCTAACAACTGGAAGATCGTAAACTTTAACGATTCATGTTACTTCTTCCAGCGTGGTCACGAGCCGCTTGTGTACAGCAACACGCTCGGTGCAGTTACTCCTATGTCTTCTGTACCTAGCGCATCGGTTACATCAGCGCAGTACGGAAACGAAGTGTTAGCTGCCTACGGACGTTTGTGGGTTACTGACAACTCAACTAACGCTACTGTTATTTACTGGTCTGACCTGTTAATTGGTTCAGACTTTAGCGGTGGCTCTAGTGGCTCTATTGACATTACTAAGGTGTGGCCTGAAGGCGCTGACAAGATCAAAGCGCTGGCAACGTTCAATGACTTCCTCGTTATATTTGGTGAGCAGTCTATTGTTGTTTACTCAGGTGCGTCATCGCCAGCAACTATGGCATTAGCAGACACTGTAGCAGGTGTTGGCTGTGTCTGTCGTAACTCTGTGCAGAACATAGGTACTGACATACTGTTTATGTCTCAATCAGGTTTGCGTGGGTTTACTCGTACCATCCAAGAGAAGTCAATGCCGTTGACTGACCTGAGCCGTAACATCAAGCAAGAGTTAATACAACAACTGTTGACCAGGACTGGCCCTACGCATTCTGTGTACAGCCCTGAGAATTACTTTTACTTGATTACGTTTTCTGACACAAACATAACGTACTGCTTTGACTTGCGTGGTCAACTTGAAAACGGAGCGTATCGTGTTACTCGTTGGATTTCTTGTCCTTTTGTTTGTTACGACAGGAAGGATGACGGCACAGTTTACATAGGATCTGAGTACGGTATTGGTACGTATTTTGGTTACTCTGATAACAACTTGGCGTTTCCTTTTAGATATGCCAGCCCATCGTTAACCTTTGGTGACTCGTCACGACTCAAGATATTAAAGAAGCTACGCCCTGTGTTGATTAACGGTGCTGGCTATCGAGTAGGTATTAAGTGGTCTTATGACTTTGGCGAGGCAGTACGCACAGCATTTATTGATATTGACGCTCAGTACCCTGCGTACTTTAACGAAGGCGAGTTCAACGTCTCAGAGTTTACTAAAGGTACAGCATTGTCAAAAATTAACGTAAATACTACAGGTGACGGCTCTGTTGTTACCGTGGGTTTGGAAGCACAGATAAACGGACAACCTTTATCTATTCAAGAATTTAACGTATTAGCACTAATAGGGAAGACAGTATAATGAGTAACTACTCGATCACAACATTCTTTAATACTAAAGATGCGTTGCCTAGCGGTGATCCAGCAAAGATTATTAAAGGAACTGAGTTCAACACAGAGTTCGTTAACATTGCTGCTGCGATCTCTAGCAAAGCTGACTTAGCATCACCTACGTTTACAGGCACGTTAACAGCGGCCACTGTAAGTGTATCAGGTAACGCAACTATTACTGGTACGTTAGATGCCGGGACTATTGACGGAGGTACGTACTAATGGACGAGACTAACTGGGATGATATTCTTTCGGGCGCTGCTGGCTTACTTGGAACAGCAGCTCCTTTAATTGGCGGGGGAATGGCTGCTAAAGGTGCTTATGATAGATTAGGAAGAATAGGCGAAAAAGCTCAGCAAGGTGCTCAACAAATTGCTCAGCAAGGTTTACAGCAATCAGAGTTTAAACCATTTACTGTAACGTCTAGCACTGGCGGTATGTTTGCTGCTGACCCTAGCGGTAGTGTAACTATGGGGCTAGGAGGTCAAGAGCAAGCAATACAGAACGCTCTTATGGCGCAAGCTCAGCAAGGCATTGCCGGTGGTTTTACTGGCGATCCTATGCAACAAGCTGCTGCTCAACAAGCATACGGACTTGGCGGTCAGTTTATGGGTATGGCTGGTCAAAACCCTATGCAGCGTGAGCGTGACATCTACGGTAACATCCGCGCTATGCAGAGTCCTGAAGAGCAGCGTCAACGCATGGCTCTTGAAGAACGTCTGTTTAACCAAGGCCGTGGTGGTGTTTCTACTAATATGTACGGCGGCACACCTGAGCAGTTGGCTATGGCTAAGGCGCAAGCTGAGGCACAGAATCAAGCATCGTTAATGGCTATGCAACAAGCGCAGGCAGAACAGCGACAGCAAGCTGACATCGGATCTACGTTTACTGGTTTAGGTTCGCAGTTAGGCGCTCGTGACCTTGCAGCACAACAAGTACAGCAACAGTTAGCGCTCGGCAATCTTGCAGGAGCATACGCACCTCAGAATCAATTGTTAGCGGCTCAGAAAGCTTCTCAGCTATATCCACAGTTACAGCAGAGAGGACAGCTTTACGGAGCAGGCTTGTTTGGTGAATCGTCTATGGGCGGTCTTGAGGCGTTGCTTGGCGCAGGTCTTGGACAAGCTAACCTTATGGGTCAGTTAAGCACCGGTTTACTGACAGGGCTTTCTACTCCAACAAATAGTTATGGCGGTTTGTCTGAGTTGTTTGGAAACGTAGTTGACTTCGGCAAACAAATTTATGGCGGTCTGTTTGGTGATGACTATACTGTTATTCCGGGCGCACAAGACGACTACGGTGGCTTTGAAACACCACCTCAAAGTTTAGACGTAGGAGATTATTAAGATGGCTAGATTTGGACAATCGTTTATAAACCAACTAACAAACCCTAGTTATTCTCAGGGCATGTTTAATTTAGGGGCTACTATAGGATCTGCTCCGGCTATTGCTGCTGAGAAAGAACGTCAACAATCTGTAATGGAAGAGCTAAGAAGCATGGATCCATTGCAAACTGCCGACTATTTAATTGGAGAAGCCAGGACTCCAGAGCAACTATTAAAAGCAAAAGAATATAAATCTAATGTTCAAAACAAAATAGGAGCTTCTGAAATTGATAGGCAGCTAGCAATTATTAAAGGATCTTCTGATCCAAAACAAATAATGGCAGCACAAGAAAAGCTTAATGCCGCAGGAAGAACTTATGGAATTGAGTATGCACAATACGCAGACGCAGGATTAGGTAGAATAAAAGACATAAATGATAATAACTGGACATTAAGCCAAAGATTATCTGATATAAATAAAGAAACAGATCAAAAACTTGTTGATAATTTATCTCAAGCGGCCTTAAACCAACCAGATCCATTAGCGTATATTAAAGCTAATTTATCTGAAGATCGTGGATACTTGGAAGATAATGTTATAAGTGAGCTTAATGCTAGAACAGAAGCATTAGATTCTATTAATGAAACTGTTGCTAGCGGAAAGTTAAGTCAGTCTGATATTGATTTTATTAAATCTAATCCGGACATTCTTAATTTAAATCCATCATTAGAAGCAGCTTACAAAACTTATAGTGATGGTAATGCTAGCCCATCTATAATGCGTAGCGCAGCAAAAAATCTTTCTATTGCCGTTTTTTCTGAAAGAAAAAGACAAAGAAAATTAGAAACATCTGAGTCTTTTGCAAAAGAAAATGCTAGCAATGCTATTAATTTTATTCTTGGAAACTCCCAAGTAAAAAAAGTTATGGGAAATGACGGTCAAATAAAAACAATAGAGATTCCTTCTGGAACAGGTATGTTTGAAGATCCAGATATTTATGTTGCGCTTCAGGATATATCAGAAGATGAAGATAAATTTCCAGAGTTTCAAAATAGACTTGCAAATGTATATCGCTTAAACCCAAAAGCAAGGCCAGTCGATGCTGTAAGAATAGCTTTTGACGATATGAACATTGATTATTCTGGTGAGGCATTAACCCAAAGAAGGCGTGAAGATATTAATAATCAAGCAAGTGATCTTGAAGAAGCTATTAACAGCTACTATTTGCAGGAAGGCATTGATCCAAACAATGCAACTGAAAAAGATAGGGCGTTAGCCGAGTTAGCTGTTAGCAATACATTTCAAGAAGTTCTTAATCAAGAGCGAAAAGCTAGAATGCAAAGGGTTCAAGATATTAGATCTCAAGTACCTTCTAGAGGCGATCTCAACGTATTTCGTTAATCTTGTTTATTAGAGTTTTAAAATTATGATTCCAACTTACACTGCAAAACCTAACGATACATTTAAAGATATTGCCGATAAATTTGGGGTTAGCGTAAGCTTGTTAAAACAATACAATGCTCCAAATGCTTCTGTTGATTCTGTGAAAGCTAATGAAGAATACAGAAACCCAAAAGAAAAAATGATTCTTGTTGAAAGAGCTGCTAATGCTGGCGCATCTATTGATCAAATTTCTAAAGCATTAAAAATATCTAAAAAACAAGTTATTGATTTTTATGGAGAGGCAGCTTTAACTGAGGTAAAGCCGTCTAGTAAAAATAAAAAAGAACTAAAAGAAATAAAAGCTACAGGAAAACGCAAAGAACAAGAGTTATTTCCTATTCAGCCTACAGGTCAACGTAGAGAGCAAGAGTTATTTCCTGTTCAACCCACGGGTCAGCGCAGAGAGCAAGAGCTATTTCCTGTACAGGCTACAGGAACAAGAAAAAAAGATATAGAATTTAAGGAATCGCCAAGCGCATCTAAAATTATTTCTGACAGTTACAAAAACACAATAGGATCACAAGTTGATTCTATTATTGATCCAATAAAAGAAATTCCAGGAAAGGTTTATGAATCAGTTGAATCCTCTATTTCTAAATACTTTCCTGACAAAGATGTTGAGATTCAAATTGATCCATCTATTTATGTAGATAAAGAAGAAGAACAAAACAAAAAAGTTGACGAGAAAAAAGACTCAGACTTTGACCTTAGTGTTAAAAAGCTCTATGAAAACAGCAAAGAACGCTCAAGAAGAAATGTAGTTGGATCTACTAGGGCTGCATTTCAAGGCTTAACGTTAGGGTTTGCTGACGAAATTGAAGCTTTAGTTAAGTCAGAAAAAGGAGACATTAGCTATGATGAAGCTTTATATGACGTTAGAAAAAGAATTGAAGAGTATCAAGTATTAAATCCTGGCACAGCTTTAACGTCTGAAATTGTTGGAGCAATACCAACATCACTTGGTGTTGGCGCTCTTGGCAAGATTGGTGTAAAGCTAGGCACTCAAGGAGCTATAGAAGCTGGTGCTTATGGTGTTGGTACTGGTGAGTCGTCAGAAGAGCGTGTCATTAACGGCATTACTGGCGCTATTGCGGGGTATAGTATAGGGCGATTAGTTGATTATGCTACTTCGTCAAAGCTACCAGAAAAAGATATAGTTGCAGACGATGCTTTAGTTAAAAATACAGGCCAGCCTGCACCTGTAATTGCAGATGATGACTATCTTATTGACTCAAATGTTTTAAACAATGAAACATACACGGCTGTAAAAGATCCTGCATTTAGAAACAAACCTTTATCTGAAGCAACAACCGTAGGTGAGTTATATAACAGTGTAAAGACAAGCATAAAACAATTTTACAATGACAAAATTAGAGGCGTGTCTGATACATTGTGGGCTGAAGTATCTCCAGATGTAGGCGCTCGCTATCAAAGAGCTAGTGAGACATGGCTTAGAGAAAATTCAAAGTCTCTTGGCGCACTACAAGAAAGACTTATATCTCCAATCAAAGCCATTAACGAAAACCAAGATGCTTTTGGCGCACTCTTAGATTACTCTGCTGGATTTCTTGGCCGTGGAGAAACGGGAGTTAAAAAACTTAGAGAAGAATTATCAAAGCATTTAAGCAGTGAAGATGTAAATGCGGTAATAGATTATGCTAAATGGAGCGCAAATCAAAACAAGATTCTTAACAAAAATGTATTTGCTTCTAAATTAAATCCAGAAGAAATAACGTTTCTTCACACCCGCCTTAACAAAGAGGCAATGAAAAAAATAAAAGAACAAAAGAATCTTGAGGTTGAAGATTTAGAAGATCTTATGAATGATTCAGGGTTTAGCAAAAGAACACGCGGGTCATATCTCAAATCAGATGTAAATAAACCAAATCCATTTGACTATGACAATCCTATTGTTTCTGATATGCAACGCATATTTAAAATGCAAAGGCTTAATCAGTTAAAAAAAATGTATGGTATTGACGTAGAAGATTATCTTAGTGATTTAAGAAATGCAGCGGATGCTGCTGGTGAATATATACCTAATCAATTAACGCCTTCTAATTTTATGAATGCGTTAAGAGATACTTTAATAATGAAGGGCATTCCTGAAGACTCTGCTAACTTTGCAAGACGCATGATGGTTGATGACATAATGGGTCAAGATGTTAGTCCTCATCCAATTGTTCAAGCGTTAAGCTCAATTGCTTATGCAACTACATTGGCTGGCCCCATGTCTGCCATATTAAATACTGCTGACGTACCTATGGTGGGTGCAAAGTACGGTGGGTCTGCTGTTAAAGAGGGCGCTAAAGCTTTTATTCCAAAGAAATTTAAAAGCATTCCAGACAAAGATCTAAAAGCTGCTGGCTTTAATGCTCAAAACTTTGGTGAATTTGTATCTTTAACAACCAACGAAATGAAACGCTCACCTAGCTTTCTTCAGAGATTGTCTACAGGTTTAAGAAAAGGCACAGATCTAATGATGAAAGGATCTGGCTTTGCAGCAATGGATGAGATAGGAAAGAAAGGCGTACTGAGAGGCATATTAAAAAGCGCGGCTGATGATGCACAAGCAGGAACGCTAGCAGATAACTGGGGTTTTTACTTTAACAAAAACGAAATGAACATCATTGAAGATGCTTTAAAAAAGCATGGTGATGATTGGACTAAGTATGAAGGGAGAGCAGGCACTCTTATAGAAGAGTTAATGTTTGCTGGATTAGGACAGCAACAATTAATTAGTTCTGCTGGCAGGTCTGCTGCATGGTCACGCAATCCTAACCTTCGTCCGCTGTGGGCATTAAGAGGTTTTGTAATTAAGCAACAGGCTTTAGCTTTAAGAGAGGTTGTTGGTAATATCAAAGCTGGCAAACCTGATGAGGCTGTAAAGTTTCTTGGTCGATATGCTTTATATGGAGCAGGTGGATATGCCGGCATTAATGAGGGCAGGCAGTTTATCTTTGGTGATGGTGATGTATCCGCAGGAGGCATCGTCCGTGGGTACGGAGACGCTTGGGCATCTCTATTAACAATGAACACGCTAGGTCTTAACGATTATCAGTTTGGCAAGATAAAGCAAAATGGCCTTGCCTTAACGGCACTAGAAGGTCTTGTTCCAATTGCTATTGATAGACCACTAGATATTGGTGGTCGAGCTATTGATGTTATAGATCAAAAGCGTTACCCGTCTGAGTTTGTAGCCGACACACTTCCTTTAGTTAAGCAATCTGCAAGAGCTGTAAGAAACATTGATGAGTTAACTGGCGGTATGCTTGGCCCTATCGGTGAGACTGCCGAAGAAATGCTAGAAAGAAAGCCAAGACAAAATTAATTCCAACTAACTATCTCATAGGCGGGGTCTTGCTCCGCCTTTCTTATTTCTGCCCTATAGTGGTCTGAGATTTCTTTACGTAATTCTTTGTTAGTCTTTAGGATGGATGCAGCTTTCTCTCTAAGAAGATCCATGTGGCCTTCTCCCCATAGCTTTGTAAGCCAGTCAGTGAACGCTACGGGATGTTCTGTGTAATGCCTATGGCATCCCCTGCATAAGCAGACAGCATTGTCCATGCTCCATCTAGTGCTTTTCTTAGCTCTGCCATATATGTGTGCACAGTCAAGTTGACCGTCTTGCTTTCCGCAGTTAAGGCAGGTGTGATGATCTCTGTGGCGTACACAATCACTAAACCATTTGTCACACGCTTCTCGCTTAATACCCATCAGTGCAAGTCTCCGCCAATTTCAATATCTGCAATTGCTATTTCAGATATCAATGATGTCATCCACGTATCGTAAAACAATTCAACACTCATGCTAACAGTAACTCCATCTGGGAATGTATCTGTATAAACAATACATTGCTTTGGGTTTTTTATATCAGAAACTACACCACCAATTGTAGACGTTAGGAATACTACATGGCCGCCATCTGGAACTTCAGCAGCAACTAAAGGAATCATGTTCGTGGCCTCACTGTTACCCTAGCTATCTCGCCATCTACTTTGTGGTAGGTGATTACTTTTGCTCCTCGCTGTGAAACCCAGCCGCCTCTTGCTGCATAAGCATCTCTTGCTGCTAACGTTGGATGCTGTTCGGCAATAGCCCCTCCATCTTCTACTACTCTCTCGTGGTGGTAATGCCCTGTATGTATATAGGTGGTGTTGGCTAATCCCCACATCTCTCTAAACCTAGGTTCACTAGCAAATAGTTTGTGCAAGTTTGCTAGTTTCATCTTGTGACCGTGATGAAAGCCAAGCATCGTTTCGCCGTGCAGATATGCGTAATACGGGAACTCATTATCAATGATCTCTACCCGTGGCTCGTTAGCAAATACATGTTTGATATGCTTCCTAAGCCAGATGCTACCGCTGATGTCGTGGTTGCCCTCAGCAGAAACAACAACAACTTTGCCGTAACGCTTGAGCATCATCTTAACGGCTTCAGTCATTACCGACATTGCCATTTCAACTAGCTTTCCATAACGTGTATCAGCATCAAGTATATGTCCTGACTGCGGGGTTACTGCTAGCATCCCATCCCAGTGCAAGAAGTCTCCTAACTGACAAAGAATGCCAATACCAGCCTTGGGTGATGCCTGAATCATATCGTGAACTGAGTTTAGGAATACATCTCTAGCTATCTGCATATCCCAGTCGTCACCAGTCTCAGCTTCCCAGGCATACATGCCCAAGTGAAAGTCAGTAATTGTTAGCAGTGAGGCAAGGTCATCGTCTACCTTTGCGGGTGGCTTGGTAGGCTTAAAAGATTTCAAACTTTCCTGAGCATTTTCTATCCGTTCAACTAGTATCTCAAACTGACGCTGCTCATCTGTCTGAGACTTTACCCACTGGCGAACAGGGTTGCCGTCTTCATCATAGAAAGTAGAAACGCCCTTAATTTTGTGGCCGTCTGGTACAGGATGATTCCAATCGTGGCTTGGTGAATAGCCTTGGTTTGCTGCCCTTCCCAAGAGTCGTTGCTTCGACGCACGAGCTGTTCGTTCGCTTGTGTTAATTTCTTTAGCAACATGTGTAAGCGGTCTGCCTTTCACAATTACTTCTTGAACTATTGTTCTTTGTAAGTCGCTCTCACAAAACTGCATTAACGGATGATTCATAACCCCCTCCTTATTATTATTTAAATTACTAACCACTCTGAAAGATAACTTTTTGATTCATCTTTTAGCGGTCTATAGTTAGCTAGCTTTTGTTTATTTAACCAGTGGAAACTAATTTTTCTGTATATGTTTCTATCATCAGCAGTTTCTTTGCAAACAATTTTGTCATCGGCTAAAGAATCTAAAGCAATCTTTACTAGATTTCGATCCTCTCTTGTTCTTGTTGTCATCTCTGAAATAGTAAAAGCTTCTCCAGAATTAAAGAGGCTGGTTCGTTGTATGTGACTCTTTAGTTCTTCCATATCTCTACCTATAATAAAACATGGGCGGTCTAACAATTTCAATAATGTTATTGATATTGGTAAACCTCAATGGCTTGCATAACATCTCACTTGTTAGTGCAATAGTATCATCTCTATCAATAGCCATCGACTCTGCAATATGCAGGTGAGTTGTTACTGTTTTGATCTCATCATCAGTTGCCATCCACCACTCTCTACTATAAGTCACAGATAAGACTCCTGTATTCTCTTTGTATTTCTTTGTCATTAATGGATTCATATATAAAAGTATTCATCTTTTTTATAAGAAGCCTACTCTTCATCACTTCAACAGCCATTGACTGCTGCTCTTCTGGACTCAAAGAATTCCAGTGGTATTTTTTTGATACAAAAAGCTCAAGCATACGATCATCTATTGGTGTCACTGACATACATCCTCCAAATAACTTACAGGGTATTGCCACTGAGGGTGGTCACTAGTAACTACTGTACAGCCACTAGTAATAATTATCGTCATTAGTACGCAAAAGACCAGCCATACAGCTAGTCGCTCGTAAATGTTCATACAGCCTCCTATAAGCTCTCACGGTCTTTAATAGTAAAGGGTACTGTTACCCCTGTCCTTGATGCTATCGCCCTGAAAAGGGCTTCTACGGCCTCTCCTAGCTGGTCTGACGTTAACTTGGTGGTGCTTTTAACGTTGTGCAACTGAGCAATCATTGGTTTAAATAAGAACTCTTTGATTGAATGGTCAGTCCAAGGAAGATCTTTCTTGATAATATCTTCGCTTCTCATATCATATCCTGCATCGTTAAGACCTTGTGCTAGTCGCCTGAACATAGCGTGAAGTGCTGCGTTCTGTAGCTCTGAGCGTGTCATCTCCTTGATGGTGTATGTATATTCTTTACCTGATCTTTCTTGCTCTGCTATCCACTTACCAAATGCTTCGGCTTGATCTTTATTCTTTACTACCCAAGTATGCCCACTCATTGATATGTCCTCGGTTTAGTTATTCGGTGGTATGTCTCACAAAATGTACGTGATTTGTCGCTTTGCCATAGCCCAAGCTTCCCCTCAAACTTATGGTTTCTTTGCTTACAAACAAAGAACACTAGGTCTGGCCGACTGTCATCAAAGCTATCGTCATCTGTTTGACCTGTGTTTTTCTTATAAGCTTTCTCTTTGTCATGCCATATAGTTATAATGGTTGAAGATATATTGGCAAGATGTGACGTTCCAATAAAGTCATACTTGCCGGGTATCTTTGCCTCGCCGTTATGCCCCTCTGGTTTGCGGACATGGTGAATTAATAATATGCAAGTCTCGTAACGTTTAGCTATGGCTGCTAGTCGCTGGCTAAACTTTTGCTCCTGTTGATAGTCGTCACTTGCACCCATCATCATTAGTGCATCAAGGATAATGAGCTTACAGCCTTTGTCTCTTGCTAGTGCAACAACCATTTGCAATGCTGTCTCCGGGTTAATGACATCAACTACATCGTATACATGAAGGTAAGGGTTTACTGAAGCCTGCATCTTCTCCATAAAAGGTAGTGGTGGCTGATGTCTGTCTGCTGCAAACTCTCCAAACTGCTCAATGATCTCTTCTGCTGGCAACTCAAGACTTGCTATGCCAACATTAACTTCCTGCTCAATAGCATTGAACGCTATCTGTGCTGCCAAGGTACTCTTAAAGTGGCCGCTGTATCCTCCCATCAATACAAGTTCTTTTGGGCGCAACATTACTCGCCCCTCTGCTTTGTTCCACGGTAGCTTTACGCCATCGCTTTTTACCTGACGGTGCTGTGGTAGTCTTTCATATAAGGCTTTGGCATCAACAATCCTGTGGTGCTGTAAGTCTGCTGTCTCTTCTGCTACACGGATCTCTTTGTCCGTCATAAAACTGCTCCTGTTCTGTCATTGTCTTGCACTGGTTGTTTGCTAAACCCGTTCCTGCTCCATGTACGAACGCAAGCTTTCCAATCTTTTACTGGATCGCCACCCTTTAGCTTCCATCCACGGGCGGTGTAGTAATCAATGAAACCATTAGGGTCAATGCCTGCTTTAACTTCCTTAACATACTCGCCAACTTCTAATGCTGTTGGTGGTTTGAATCTTGTTGTCTGCGTTCTTGTTTTTTCTTTCTTGCTTTTGGTTAGCTCAAGCAAAGCTTCCATTGCTATTGCCTGTCGCTCTGAGTAAACAGCTATTGCTGTTAGACGGGCTTCAATAACATCAAGTAGATCCTCTACTTTGTCATTCAAAATCTTCTCCTTATTGCGTCTATGTATAATTGTTCTTCATCTGGAGTCAGTGACTTACCACTACGAAGGTCTGACCTAGCAATAGCAATAATGTATTCATCAAGGTCTGATTCATTCTTGCTTATTGTCCGTAGTCTTTCGTAAAACAAATCTTTTGGATGTAACCCAATGGCTGTGCATATATCAGTAAGGTTGCAGCCTGCATGACAGTGCATTAGAACACCCTTTCTCCCTTCTGATATAGACAGAGATGGCCCTCCGTCTTTATGTGCTGGGCATCTAGATTGCCATCCACCTGTTCTTTTTCTAACGTTAGATAGTCGATCAAGTATTCTATCTATCATAAATAATCTCTCGGCTTCATCTCTGGTTTGTGAGTAGGCGGAGCATCTTCACTTGTTTGCTTGCGAGTTCTAAAGAATCCATCATGCTCTGGGTACATCTTCATAAATCGCCTTGCATAAAATGACGGATGATTGTTACCTATCTTAAACTCTGTAATGCCATTGCCACCTGCGTCTTTCTCCCACCTTATGCGCTCGAACACCGCCTTGGCTGAGTAGTTTTTATAGCCTTTATTAATCATCTGAAATGAAAACAAAACAAACAAATCCCATACTTCAGGATGTCTTTTGTGATACTCGGTTACTTGCTTACGCATCTCATCTAGTCTGGTCTCCATGATCCCTCCACTCAAGAGAAAAAAAAGCCCCGGCTCATGACACCAGGGCAATCTTTAGGAGTTAGCTACGAATAGCTAAGTGAAAAATTACCACGGCAAATCATCATCTGCAATAGCTTCCATTGGCTTGCCTTCTGATTGACCCTTTGGCTTCCAAGTATTTACAGCGGCATACCATTTACCACTCCGACCTTCCTTGACATCCAATGATACCCATTGCTCTCCGCTATCTTGCTTTACTTTGAGCCACCCAATAGCTTCATCCAGCTTGATCTGAATCTTGCCTTTAACAAAGTCTGGGGCTTGATCTGCTGGTGCTTTGGCAAAGATTCCCTCTGGGAATTCCATGTTGTTATCCATTATTGCTCTCCTTGAGCGTGGTGTTTACGTGCTGAGTTCATCTCATCACTCTTTAGTTTGGTGCGCTCTTCAGTTGTGAAGACCCCACCCTTGCTTGGGGCAACCCACAGCGCGACAATATCATCACGCTCTAGCTCTGCCTCAACCTGTGCTGCGTAGCCGTAATCATCAGAAGCTAACGCATTTTTAATTTCAGCTATCGCCATCAATACTAAATTATCTTGCAAGATAAAATTGTGCTTTAGTAAATAGTCTGATGCTTGATCTTCTTTCTGCTGGGTTATTGCTCCAGCAACCTCATCGGCTGACGCTATCTCAGTACCTCCCATACCGAAGAAGGCCAGTGCTCGACCGACAGCACTGGTCTCTGCATTTTCTAATGCGCTAGTCTTGTTGATGTTACTGGCTTTACGTATCTCTTCTGCTAAACCACTGGCAATCACACGACTACACGTGTCTGCAATCTCTGCTCGCACTTGCACGTAATCGTGGTCTGCGTGTAAGACAGTTGACGTTATAGAGTAGTCGGGGTATTGCTTTCTGAAGTCATCAATACGACGGGCTACTGTTAAGTATACCTTGCCATGAATACTAACTTCACCTTTGCTGGCATCAGCTTTTGCTTTGGTCATTGAACATCTCCTGTATAATGGAGAGGCTACTCCCACTCAGGTAGCGACTCCAATAGCTTTGCCCCCTATTTAAGGGGGCTTTTTTAATGTGCTTACTCATCTGTATCTACAGGTTTATCTATGTAATAGCACTTGTATTTATACAGATCACTCAAGCAAGGAAGAATCTTCTCGACAACTTGTTGTGCTGTCATATCTATTGGCAGCCAATAAGTTTGCAATCCAAGAAGAAGATCTCCATTTTCATCTACTACTTCTATCCAAGTCGTTGTTTCCATTGACAAAATCCTCAAAGGATTCTTCGCAAGTTATATACTTGGAAGAGTAATCATAACTTATAACCTCTGGCTTTTGATCTGTAGCTAAAGTGTACATGTCGGAATTGACTACACTTGACACCTCTCTATCAAGATCTTTATAGCTGTTAGCTTCCAGATAAAGAACATACTTAGATGTTAAGTTAAGCTCAACACGATAAAGCTTTTTGTTGTGCAGCTTCTTAACGTTACTCACTAGCAAGCTCCTTATCCCTTGCGTCTTGGTATTCTTTTCTGGTCATGAACAATCGGTTGTTGAGAAACTCCAACTCAATGTCTGAGCAGTCCTCTCTCTCGGCATAGACGCCGCCATGTTCATTAAGAAAATGAAACTCAACAGGCGTAAGTTTATCTAGCTCACCTGCTATCTTCATAATAGTATCGGCGTCACCTATATAATTTAGATTCCAGTTTAGTTTTAAGATTGCTTTAGTCATTAACTTTATCTCCTTTAGCTTCATTGATTGCGATGGCTATACTTTTATAGTCAACGCAGTTGTACGGATCTTCTTCGAGATCACGTAATACATTGGCCGCAGCCACAACCTGCATTGCAGACAAGCCGGGGTCTGCATTCCCAATAACCTTGTAGTATGGAGCCATTGTTTCCATTACCTCAGCAAAAAAATCAGTAGACATCACTCCCTCCATCGTAATAACAATCCCAAGCTGCATCTACAATCGCTCTCATAACAAGGTCTGGTAAATTGTAGTAATCAACTTCCTCTCCATCGACTGTGACACAATTGATTTCAATCTCATCGTCATCTTGATACAAAGTAAAGCTAACAAGATACTCGATATTAAATATGCGAGTCTCAAATTCACCACCAGTTTGTATCATGCCATCAACCTCCCCAGCTCTGACTCTTGCTGTTGCTCTAATCTAAACGACTCAACACTATCTGAGATGTGGTCTGCCGCTCGTTGCGCGGCGGCAGCCACAGTGAAGATAGCCTTGTTATCTTCTTTCAATCGCTTCAGCCATGATGATAGATAGCTTGCGTGTTGCTCTATGTCATAGCCAATACCATACTTGGCACAGATATATGCAGCACTTAGCTCGGCAACTAACTCCTCCATCGCATACGCATCATCACCAAACCTTTTGCCAAGCTTGCGATCAAGCCTTGAGTTATGCCCTGTTGCGTGACTACACTCGTGCGCCATCGTCGAGAAGTAAGCGCCTCCATCAGTGAATGAACTAAACTTTGGCATATTGATTGAGTCAAGTAATGGATTGTACGATGGAGCGCCTTCAGATACCTTTACACCCAAGCTATGAGCAAGCTCAAGTGATGTACCCGCTAACTCTATTTCATCTCTAGTGAGCACCTGTGGTTCCTCAGAGGGTAAGTCAATATCAATCTGATCCTTGTTGAATACATGGAATGCTCTTGCAATATGCAACATATATTCCTTGCCTGAATCATCAATCTTTTCTAACGGCTTAAAGAATACAGCGACAGTAGACTTCTCACCCTTACGTACCTGTCCACCTTTGTCTTGCCATTGCTTGTATGTAGCCCATTGATTAGAGCCATACTGCTTAGCCCACGCAGTCATCAATAGATTCCAAACGTTAATGCCACGATACTGGTGTCCTGTTACACCGTTGTGGGGTATTGCCATCGACTCGCCTGTCCACTCTTTACGCCAGGGCGGTACATCTCCTTGATCTAACATGGAGACAATGTTCTCTGTTACTTGCTCATATACATTCATATTATTCATTCCCGTTTAAGTGAACATCATAGTCGCCATCAGACTCTTGATCTCTAACTTCCATTACGCAAATGTCAGAGACATCAAGGTCAACATCTGCAAATTCAAAAGCACTATCAATTGCTCCTTGAATATACTGACAACCAAGTTCTGATATTTGATATGATTGGGATGCATCGTGCCTAACCCTTAAAACTGTGTTGAGAGTTACCTCGATAGCTATTGGAGTTACAACAAAAATACTGTCCTTGTACCTTTCCAGCATATCTTGCAGGTTTCTGATCTCTTCCAGGATCTTCTGCTTTTCAGTGTAAAGATGATCGTTGCTTAGACCTAACGCACCTACATACACTCCATCTAATTTACTGCATATATTAAGTACATCTGTTTGTCTACTCATAGCTTCTCCTATAATTTTAATAATCAGCGAGGACTTTGCCCCGCGCTTGCAAGGGGGCAAAGCCACAGCGTTAATCTACTATCAAAAAACAAACAAAAAAATGTAGCCAATGACTACGTGTCGTCATCAGCTACACACTCATTACATAAGTAAGCGCCAGTTCTTAATGCAGATATGACGATATCTCTGTTGTCAGCACTGATAAATGGAAAGGCATCCTGAGCTAAGGCTCCGCTTTCATAGTCCTGGATTTCCTTTTTCGTTACTGGCTCCGTTGTTTGGTATCTCTCTCCGCATAACATGCAGTGTGTAACTAATAAAAAAATCATTTTATCTCTCCTAATAATATGGAGGCTTATGGACAACACATCTCTGAAACCCGCATAGGTATGCGGTTTGTTGGTGTGTTTGGTGTCATATCCGTGGCGTGTTTTGCCATCTCCGTGCGCCCCAGGTAGGTGGGTCTTTAATAGTATTGGATAGAATTAGAACTAGATCTAAGCGGCTTGGCCGTTCGCGCAAGCAGCGGTCAAGACGAAGCCGACTGTGGCATTGACATAAAAAAGGGGCCGAAGCCCCTGAATTACGCTGCGTTTACATCAGCGAGGATGAGATCTAACTTGTTAAGCTTATCTTCTAGGTCACGCTCCATCTGATCGAGACGGGCAGTGCGGTCTGTCTCGATCTTGTTGTGATCCACAACGTTGTCACCTTGCAGATCATTCTTATCAGATGGAAGAACATAACCACGCTCTAACGAGATGCTAATGTTAGGACGCTTACCCTCTGGATCGTCGTCATACCAGCCAACAATCGGCACACGCAAGCTGCCGAGTGTCACTGTGCCTCGATGCGATGGTGCTTTATCAGACCGACGATCATTGTTAGTCCAGAGAGCCATGCGGAATGTATTAGGATCGAATTTCATAGGTATTACTCCAATAATTAATTTTAAATTTAAAGCCACCGAGTAATCCCGATGGCGTACTTGCTAGCCCATCGGGTTACTCGCTAAACAATTCAATTCTAGAACTAGCCATTGATTGAATGTCGTAGTAGTAACTAGTAGACATTGTGTTGACTAGATCGTAGTAGCGAGGGCTTATATCTAGCTGATGAAATGTAATCATGCGCTCAAGTGTTTCAATAAACTCTTGCTTGCTTGAAATATCACCATTGTAAGTAGCCCAAGCCAGTTGATCTGCAGCGAAACGAACATGTTTAATGTTACTCATATCTAAAACTCCATTAAGTTATGTTGCTGATGATTCAACAACACCCCTCCAATTGCACGAAACACACTCGCGCTACGCGCAAGCGTAGTGCAGCAGTGCGCTCGTCTTTATGAGCGCCCTGTAGTGTGTGCTTTCTGTGAGTGTCAATACTCAGGGATAGATGGTCGCCGTAAAAGTTTATGAACATTTCGCGTCTTTCAGCGAAATTTAATCATAAAGTTTTGCGCCCACTACAATTGTTAAAGACTCAGGTTGCCACCTAACTGTATTGATACTCTCAGAAATCGTGCTATCAGAGCGTAGAGCCTTTGAGTTGCGCGCCGCGAGCTTGGCCGAAGGCTGCTCACGATCCCGTGTTGTGAGGATCGTATGAGCACGAGCAAGCGCAACGGATAGCTGTTATTGTGGTACGCGGCCACCGCAGCTACGCTGCATGGCAGCCACCACAATGGCAGCGACAAAGGCGTGGACTCACTTCAGAGTCAGATCCAAGATGGAGCGGCAGAGACAGCGCAAGCCTCTGTCGCGTGGGCTTACGAATTACGGTATCAAGTTGTTCGATAGCTAATACAGAGATCTATCCGAAGCAGTCAGCTAACTGTGCATTATTTTTTATATAGGCTTGATTCTAACGTTCAGAATATGCTACCCTAGGTTGGACGGTTGGCATCACAGGCAAGAACACTTAGTCAATACCTCGGACTCATAGAGTTCACTCAGTGTACAAGCTCAATACAAACTTCTTTATGGCAACCGATGGTCGAAGAGTCCCAAGACAAGTACCACGTAAACGATTAGTGGTTAGGTTCATGGGGTTCTTCACCCACTCACACACTGGTTCCACTGAGTTCATCGAAACCGTTGTCCTGTTCGTTATGTAACCTACTAGTAGTTAGGCACCGGGGGAGGGTAGAACGTTGGACGTTTAATAGTAGTTGCCCCCCAGATACAAAAAAAGCGTAAATTAGAAAACATGAAAGCCGCATAACTACTACGTTTTGGTCTAATAACTTGCATTATTTAAATCTCAGGTTAATATTCCGATAAGTTATTAATGATTGAGTGTGGTATGGACGAGGAAGTTAAGCCTAGAGGTCGTGGTAGACCCAAGAAAACTGAGATTTTAGAGAACAGTAAAGGCGGAAGAAAGAAGGTTGGCAGACCGAAGGGTGATGCTGCCATTATTAATGAGTATAAAGCCCGTATGTTGTCCTCTCCTAAGTCAAGAGAGGTGCTAGAGACTATCTTTAGGGCTGCTTTAGATGATGATCACAAGCATCAGGCGGCTGCATGGAAGCTAGTGATGGATCGTGTGGCTCCAATTGCTGCATTTGAGAAGGATGTAACTAAAGATGGCGGCAGGAATGCTATACAGATCAACATTACTGGGGTTAATGGCACGACTATTACCCCTAACGTTAGTACTATAGACGGTGATTCGGGTGAGATACTTCAAGATTAGTGAGTTTGACTGCCAAGAGACCGGGGAAAACTGGATGGATCCTGGGTTTCTTGAGATGTTGGATGAGTTACGCCATAGATGTGACTTTCCTTTTGTAATTAATAGCGGTTATCGCTCCCCAGAACACTCAATTGAAAATAAAAAAGAAAAGCCGGGAACCCATGCCCAAGGAATAGCTGCCGATGTGCGTGTATTTAGTGGCTTACAAAAGCATATTCTGTTAAAAGAGGCGTTTGACATGGGATTTACAGGTATTGGTATTGCTAATACCTATATCCACATAGATACTAGGGACTCTACCCCTGTAGTTTGGACATATTAAATGCTATACACGAAGAATGCTAACGTAACCACTACAGATGTAGCGACAATCGTTACTATCCCTAACGGATACGTAGCACATTGGAATATGTTGTTTGTTACTAACATTGGTGGGTCTACTAACGGGGCTGGTTTGTACGTTGACAAGCACGACAGCACCCGCGTAGACATCTTAGGTGGTGGTAACGTGTCAGCTAAAGAATACATCCTGTTAAGTGACGCTGTATTTGTACTACAGCCGGGCGATTCGGTAAAGGCGTTTACAACAGCAGCAGGTGACATGGAGTTTGTTATCACATTCGACCTGTTAGAAGCGCCAGCCGTCTTTAATAACTTCAACGGTGCATAATGGATCTTAACGTAGAACTATTGCCGTGGCAGCAGGATGTTTGGAATGATAACACTCGCTTTAAAGTTGTTGCTGCTGGTCGTCGTACTGGTAAGTCCAGACTGGCTGCTTGGCTTTTAATCATTAACGCGCTTCAAGCAGAAAGGGGACACGTTTTTTACGTAGCTCCAACCCAAGGACAGGCCAGAGATATTATGTGGCAGACCCTAATGGAGCTAGGGCATCCAGTTATAGCTGGTAGCCACATTAATAATCTTCAGATAAAACTAGTTAATGGAGCTACGATTAGTTTAAAGGGGGCGGATAGACCAGAAACAATGCGGGGTGTAAGCCTAAAGTACCTTGTTATGGATGAATACGCAGACATGAAGCCAGAGGTATGGGAGCAGATATTAAGACCTGCCCTAGCCGACCAAAAAGGATCTTCATTGTTTATCGGAACTCCAATGGGGCGAAATCACTTTTACGAGCTTTTCAAATACGGGGAGCTATCCGAGGATGAAACTTATAAAGCATGGCACTTTACCAGTTATGACAACCCCCTGCTTGACCCAGAAGAAATTGATATTGCTAAGAAGTCGATGTCAAGCTACGCCTTCCGTCAAGAGTTTATGGCATCTTTCGAAGCCACAGGCTCAGAAATGTTTAAAGAAGACTGGGTTAAGTTCTCAACTGAAGAGCCAGAAAGCGGAGATTATTACATTGCCATCGACCTTGCTGGCTTTGAAGAAGTAGGTAAGAAGCGCACAAAGAACTCAAAGCTTGATGAGACAGCCATAGTCGTAGCAAAGGTATGCGATAATGGCGATTGGTTTGTTGATAACATTATCTATGGACGTTGGGACTTAAATGAAACAGCCACAAAGATCTTCCAAGCTGTTCGTGATTATTGTCCTGTCTCTGTTGGCATCGAAAGGGGAATTGCGAAGCAGGCTGTTATGTCACCCCTTATGGACTTACAAAAGAAATACAACAAGTTCTTCCGAGTTGAGGAGCTTACCCACGGCAACAAAAAGAAAACCGATAGAGTTATGTGGGCGCTTCAAGGGCGATTTGAAAATGGCGTTATAACGTTAAATAAAGGTGAGTGGAATAGCCGATTCTTAGATCAGCTATTTCAATTTCCAGATGCTTTAACACACGATGACCTTGTAGACGCTTTAGCCTACATAGACCAATTAGCTCAAGTGCCTTATGGGATTGGTGACCTTGAGTTTGATGAACCAGAACTTATTGACGTTATAGCGGGATATTAAAATGGCTGACGAAAATTTATACGATCTTGACCCACTGATGATCGAAGGCAACCTAGAAGACTGGGTTATGTCTAAGTGCGAAGACTGGCGCGACCACTACGAGTCTAACTACGAACAGAAGTTCGATGAGTACTACCGACTCTGGCGTGGCATCTGGGATCCAGCAGACAAGATGCGTGACTCAGAAAGATCACGTATTATCTCACCCGCCCTACAGCAAGCCGTTGAATCTAACGTCGCTGAGCTAGAAGAAGCTACGTTTGGTCGTGGTAAGTGGTTTGACATCACTGATGACATGAATGATCCTGAGCGTCAAGACATCATGTATCTACGCAACAAACTGTCTGAAGACTTCGAAAAGACTATGGTGCGTAAGGCTGTAGCCGAGTGTCTTATCAACGCCGCTGTATTTGGTACAGGCATTGGTGAGATCATTATCGAAGAAGAAAAAGAAATGAAACCCGCTACCCAGCCTATCATGGATGGTCAGCTACAAGCAGTGGGTGTTAACATC